GCATGGGTGAACTTCAACGGCACGGGCACGGTGGCTATTCGAGCCAGCGGGAATGTGTCGAGCATCACGGATAACGGCGCTGGCGACTACACGGTGAACTTTACAAACGCTATGTCAGACGCGAATTATTGTGCAGTGTGTTCTGATGAAGCCATTGTTAGCACCGTTTCCGCTACCGTAATTGGGGCCGTCGCCTATACCACCAGCAGCGTGACAATTCGTTCGTACGGGCCAGGCGGGCAGAGAAACGACCCAACATTTTGCAACGTCGCCATCTTCCGCTGATCGCTTCGCTTAATTCGCTAACGCTCATAAGCCAACACCATGACCCAAGTAATTCTCTACAAACAAGACAATGGCGTAGTTGCCATCGTGCGACCCACCGAAGAAGCCCTCGCTGTGTACGGCATTGAAGCCATTGCAGCCAAGGACGTACCCGCAGGCAAGCCCTACAAGATCGTGGACGCTGCTGACATTCCCACAGACCGCAGTCAGCGCAACGCATGGACGGTTGACGAGGCAGAACTAACTGACGGTATCGGAGGTGAATCCAATGAGTTTTAACATCGCAATCGACCCAGTGAAGGCCGCTGCCCTTGCAGCAGAAAAGGCCGAAGCCAACCGCAAAGCAGCCTACCAAGCAGAAGCAGACCCGTTGTTCTTCAAATGGCAAGCGGGTGAAGCAACCCAAGCCGAGTGGCAGGCAAAGCGCGAAGAGATTCGCCAACGGTTCCCCAAGGAGTAAGGCATGAGTCAAATAAGAGTCAACACCATCGTTGATTCTCAACGTGAAGAACTCGACACGGTAAAAGCCCAGCTTACTAGCGTAAGCGAAGAACTCGCAACCCTGAAAGGTACAGCATGAGCACCCTATCAGTAACCAGACTACTAGACCTCAATAACAACCCCAAGCTAGTCACTGGTGGGTTCTACAAGGCAGACTCAGACTCTGCTGTATTCACCAAAACTGGTAACGGCACAGCCAACATCAAGGCAGGCACGATTGTCGCCTTTGAGGACGGCTCACAAGTTACATTCTCCACAGCAACAGCCATTACGATGCCCTCACTGTCAAGTGGCACGGACTACGCTGTATGGGTGAACAAAGACGGCTCTATTCAGGCTACAACTAACTTTACCTCTCCACCGCAGACAGGTTCACGGCGTATTGGTGGTTTTCACTACGCCCCCGGCGGTAATGCCACTGCTCAATCCGGTGGTAATACAACGCCGCAGATCAACGAGTACAGCTTCTGGGACTTGAAGTTCAGGCCCGGCTGTTCTGACCCTCGCGGCATGACGCTGGTGGCTGGCGGCTTTTGGTCAGATATTTACCTGACTGGCGTGGAGGCTATCACAAACGGCACCAGCCGATTTAACGTCACGATGGCTGACGGCTCAAGCCCTCCACGCGTGCCGACGATGTTTGGCGGCAACGGCTCGACCACCTATGGCTCTTACACATGGTTTGAGGCAATGGAGTTGGCGACTGCTTTTGGTAAGCGTTGCCCCACGCAGCAAGAGTTTATGACGCTGGCCTACGGCACGACCGAAGCCTCAAGCGTTGGCTCAGATCAAGGATCAACCGTTCTTAACGCCGCTTACACATCACGTTGGGGTGTGATACAAGCCACTGGTGTGCTGTGGGTTTGGGGCCGTGATCGCGCTGGCCCGTTTGCAGCGGCAAGTTGGAACGCAAACACAGAAGGTCGTGGCTCTGAATACAACGCCCCGAACTCTGCGCTGTTTGGCGGCAGCTGGGCCAACGGCTCGTTCTCCGGTTCGCGCTGCTCGGTCTGGGACCTCGCCGCCTCGAGCTCGTTCAACTCCGTCGGGTCGCGCTTTGTCTGTGACCACCTGCAACTTGACTGAGGAACACCCATGAAAACAATCATCAACACCCGCGCCGACTTGGATGCCATTGCTGGCACACCAGAGCACACAGAGTTTATGGCCTTCCTCAAAGGCAGCATGACTCGAAAGCAGGACGTGGCTGTGCGGCCTGAAGGCTACGGTCAACCTGACTATGAAGGCGAGGTCATTCCACCAGTTTGGCAAGACGTTGAGGACTTGAGCACCATTGAGGCTTTTGGCTTCACAAAAACCGATTTTGCGGAGTAAGTAAATGACCGAGGCAACTCTGACTGAAACAGAAGCCAGATTAAACAGCCATGAGGCTGTTTGTGCGCTACGTTATGAGCAGATCAATGCTCGGCTCAAGCGACTGGAAGGCATCCTGATGAAAACCGCAGGCGTGATGATTGTCTCGATGGGTGGTGTCTTGTGGTCCATCATCTACTTACGCTAAATCATGATTGATCCCGTCTCAGCTTTTGCTATGGCCTCGGCTGCGTACAACACAGTCAAAAAAGGCATCGAGATGGGTCAAGAGCTTGAGAGCATGGCGCAGAAGATCGCTGACAAACCTGAAGGGGAAAAAGATGCTGGCTAGTTTCCTACTATCCCAAGGCGCGGGCAAGCTCGCGGACATGCTAACGGGTGCCGCCAAAGACAAGGTGATCGACACCATCGCTGACAAGCTCGGCGTTGAACCCAAGGAAGAGGCCATCGAGGCACACCTCACTGCTCACCCCGAAGAGATGGTCAAGCTCGAGCAGGTTGATATGCAGAAGATGGAGCTACAACTCCAAGAGATGCAGTCTGCTCGTGACATGCAAAAAGAAGCCATGAAGTCGAATGACCCACTGGTGCGCCGCTTCGTCTATTTCTTCATCGCGTTCTGGTCGCTGTGGTCTGCCTTTATGCTGCCGTTCATGGTGTTCGGAGACATTCCTGAAGAGAACGTGCGCTTCGCAGATACCATCCTTGGCTTCCTGTTGGCGACCATGATCGGCTCCATGTTCGGCTTCCTGCTGGGCTCCTCGCTCGGCTCCAAAGAGAAGGACAAGAAATGACTCCAGCACAATGGGACAAGCAAAAAGAGCTGTATCCAAACTTCCCCAAGTCGGAGTTCGACTGCAAGCACACCGGCCTCAACGAAATGAAGCACGAGTTCATGGTGGTCCTGCAGGCCATCCGTAACGAGTACGGACCCATGACTCCAACCAGTGGCTACCGGCACCCGACGCACCCCAGAGAGGTGAAAAAGATGAGGCCTGGTGAGCACACTATGGGCATGAGCTGCGACGTGGCCTGCACCAACGGTGCAGACCGCTACCGCCTGATCACCATTGCCCTCAAGCATGGGATTAACCGGATTGGTATTGCCAAGACCTTTGTGCACCTCGGTTTGGGTGGTCCCGGACTCCCCAACAATGTCATCTGGGAATACGGTTGACTTAAAATGCCAATGAACTTTAGGAGCCTCTGATGCCGGCCGCAATGACCTTCACCTCCCTGCAAGAAGACGTTCGACGCTACCTCGAGCGCGGCGGCTCCGTGGCCACTGATCCTCTTGTCTTTGCCCAGATCCCCAGCCTGATTAACTTTGCAGAGCGCCGCATTAGCCGCGACCTCAAGATCCAAGGTTTCCAGACGGCTGTCGTCACTTACCTGCAGGTTGGTGTTGCGGTCCTTGCCAAGCCTGACCGCTGGCGCGAGACCATCAGCATCAACATCGGCACCGGGACCGGTAACAATAACCGCAAGCAACTGTTTACCAGGTCCTATGAGTACTGCCGTCTGTACTGGCCCAACGAGACCGAGCGGGGACTCCCCGAGTTCTACGCAGACTACAACTACACCAACTGGCTGCTGACACCGACCCCGGATGCGGCCTACCCCATCGAGATCCTGTATTACGAGCTGCCTGCCTTGTTGGACGAAGCCAACCAGAGCAACTGGCTCACGGAGTATGCGCCCAACCTGCTGCTGTACGCAACGTTGCTGGAAGCCACTCCATTCTTGAAGAACGACGACCGGATTCCGGTTTGGACAAACATGTACGCAATGGCTGCCCAGGCCCTCAACGGGGAAGACCTGAAGAAGATCCTGGACCGCAGCGCCATCAGAAACGAGGCTTGATATGACGGTCTACACCAACATCTTTGGGGGCACAAACATCAGCCCCTCACAGGTCAGCTACCAGGCCATCAGCCTCAACAGCAACACCACGTTTGATTGGCCGCTTGAGGCCGCCCCATCGTCAAACCTGATTGCCAACATCATGGATGTGACGGCAGCCGCCGGTCCATTTAGCATGATCCTGCCTGATGCCAGGGAGGCATCGAATGGCCAAGTCATTCTGCTGAATAACGTGGGGTCAAACACCTTCATCGTCAGGGACAGCACGGGGACCCAGATCCTAGCACCTGTCGGCGGCTCTGTGTGGCAGTTGTACTTGACAGACAACTCAACGGCTGGTGGCTCCTGGGAGGCCTTCCTGTTCGGCGCCCAAGTATCGACGGCCAACGCAGCATCTCTTGCGGGCACTGGCCTCGTGGCCATTGGCAGTACCCTGTCAACAGCCATGCCGGTCAGCCAGTTCAACACGAACTACACGACGGGCATACAGGATCGTGCCAGGACATTTGTGTGGACTGGAGGAGCCGGAGTATTGGCCCTGCCAGCCTCAGGGACCCTAGGTAACAACTGGTTTGTCAACCTCCGTAACGAAGGCACGGGGGCCTTGACCGTAGACCCTGCAGGCACTGAGCTGATCAACGGCCTTGCAACCTTGGTCTTTCAACCTGGAGACTCAGCAGCCATTGTTACGGATGGCTTGACGTTCTACACCATTGGATACGGTCAAGCTCCCGTCTTTGCGTTTGACTACACATCAATCGCCGTCGCAGGATCTGGCAACTACGTCCTCAGCGGCTCGGAACTAAACCGCATCGCCTACAACTTTACCGGCATCTTGACGGGCAACCGCACGATCATTGTGCCGCCTACCGTGCAGCAGTACTGGGTGAGCAACAGCACGACAGGTCCATATACCCTGACCGTGCGGACAGCAGCAGGCACCGGCATCACTGTGGCCCAGGGCACGCGGACCATTGCCTATTGCGATGGCGTGAACGTACTGACTGCTGACACGGGTGGCGTCTCGGTGCCCATCGCGGTCTCCGAGGGTGGCACTGGAGCCACGACGGCAGGGGCTGCCCTGATCAACCTAGGCGGCACGGCAACCGGTATTGCAATCTTTACCGCAGCCAACCAATCTGCTGCCCAAGTCGCTATTGGACTTGACCCCATTCAAGGCGGGACCTACTAATGCCCACTACACCGGTCGTCATCAAGTCAGCCCCTGGCATCAAAAGGGACGGCACCCAGTTTGAGGGTGACTTCTACATCGACGGCCAGTGGGTTCGGTTTCAACGTGGCCTGCCTCGTAAGATTGGCGGATATACGGCCATCAGCAGGTACCTGACTGAGATCAGCCGGGGCTTAAAGACCTACACGCAAAACGCGTTCACCTACTTCCACTCTGGCTCGGCTGGCTTCCTTGAGCGCTTCCTGATCGATGCGCAAGGAGCCACCAGCCTCGTTGTCAACCGCACACCTTCAACCCTGCAGGTCAGCGATAACAACATCTGGCAGTTTGACGTGGTCTACGACACGCAAGGCATACCGCCTGTCAACCTGCTTGTGGCCCAAGTGGCTCCGAACTACAACTGCCTGTGCAACGTGGTCGGTGGCCAGGTCTTCGTGGGTGACCTGATTGGCACGGCCCCGCTTCAAGAACTGGGCCCTCTGCCCGCAGGAGCCAACGTCTCTGGTGGCATTTGCGTGCTGCATCCCTACCTGACCTACTTTGGAGCCGACGGCTTTTTGGGATGGTCGGTGGCTGGCGACCCCACCAACCTAAGTGGCCCTGGTTCCGGACAGGCCCGAATTGCAGCCGAAAAGATTGTTCGTGGTCTTCCCCTTCGTGGTGGTCCAGGCAACGCGCCTGCGGGCCTCTTTTGGTCGTCTGATGCCGTGATTCGCTGCTCCTTTGTCGGCGGCAATCAGGTGTTCCAGTTTGACACCATCAGCAGCCAGTCGAGCATCTTGTCGGCAGCCTCTGCCATCGAATACGACGGCATCTACTTCTGGGTAGGTACCGACCGCTTCATGATGTTCAACGGCGTGGTGCGAGAAGTCCCCAACAACTTGAACATCAACTACTTCTTCGACGGACTCAACAGGGCCGCTGCCCAACGGGTCTTTGCCTACAAGGTGCCTCGCTACGGAGAGATCTGGTGGTGCTACCCACGGGGCGATGCGACCGAGTGCACGCACGCCATCATCTACAACGTCCGCGAACAAACTTGGTACGACACCCAGTTGCCCAACAGCGGCAGGTCGGCCGGCGAATTTTCACCGACCTACGGCAAGCCCCTCCTGACCGGTGTCGACCAGTCTAGCTTCAGGCCTAACAACCGGGTCACTGAGAACGGGGACCTTCGGATTACCGAGGATGGAGACCAGCGGATCGTTGAGGCTGAAGAAGGCTATCTGCTATGGCAGCATGAGACCGGCACCGACGAGATCGATGGCCAGAACATCACGGCTGTCCCCTCGTTCTTTGAGACGGCAGACATGAGCCTACTGGTCACCCAGGGTATCAACAAGTGGCTGCGGGTCGAGTCTGTTGAGCCTGACTTTGTGCAGTCTGGAAATATGACCGTTCAGCTGACCGGCAGGTCCAATGCCAAGTCGGCCCAGGTAGCAGGCCCTGAACGCACCATCTTTGTCAACCCCAGCACCCCGTATGAGCAGGTGGTCAACTTCAAAGAAGAGCGCCGACAGCTGCGGTTCAAGTTCACCTCTAACACCATCGGCGGCGACTACCAAATGGGCCAGGTCATCGCCCACGTCGAGCCTGCCGACGGCACCATCTTGGGAGCTATTGCAAACCAAGAGGGTTCCACGTGATCACGCAACCCTTTATAATTGGGTTGCGCGATTGGGCAGATCAAGTCGTATTTGACTTGAGCCAATATGGACCACTCGCGAGGCTAGACGACGAAGCACGTTGGCAGGAGTGGGCCTTGCAGTTCTGCGCAATCTCGGGACTGAGTCAGAAAAACCCACCTAACCCACTGGACTTCGACGACTGGAGAACATGGGCGCAACGCTTTGTAGAGGTGGTAGATTGAACAACCAAGACTTTCTGACGCTCCTGAATCAGGTCGCGAAAAAGGCCAAACCATTCAACGATGAACTGGCGCCAATCACAGACATGGGGGCCCTGCTCAAGGACTCCGGGCTTGATAGCCTAGACCAGCTGATGTGCACGGTCTACCTCTGTGAGATCTTTGACGTCGAAGACGAAAAGAGCAAGGAGATGCTCGTCAAGACTCCGCAAGAGGCCCTTGACTTCCTGACCACAAATGGTCGCAGGCAGCCCGAGACCTTAGAGGCTGCACTGGAGTGGCTCAAATGAGAATGTTTCTCACTCACGGTAGAACGTGCAGCACTCCAGATACAGAGGTCTTTGAAGACCATACCTACCCCCAGCGGGTCCATTGGTTCAAAAACAGCTACGCCCGGGTCAAAACCGGGCTTTTTTGTCCCGCCCACGTGGTCGCAGAACAGGTGCTTGATAAAGACCTGATGAGGCAACTACGAGAAACCCAGACCGGAAAGACCGCCTTCCTGTTCGCGGCCGGCAATGCCAACTTTGCAGGAGAAGGCAGCAAAACGGGCCGTGAAAACTCGATGACCTACAACTACAAGGTGCTTCCGCTGTCCCTGACCCATGTCTACGGGGCCCGGATTGCCACGAACTGCGGCGAGATTGACCATTCGGCCACGGATTCAACCGCCTGTACGTCTAGCCTGAAGGTCTTGATGGACGTCCAGACCCTGATCCAGTTTTACGGGTTCGACCGGGTTATCGTGTTCTCTGCCGAGGACCAAGTCAACAACATGACTCTCCAGTTTTTTGGAGAAGCTGGCGCCAGCCTCACTGAAGACATGGCCAGGACTCACCAGGTGGCCCCCAGTGCATTCGATTCCAAGAACTTTGGGTTCTACATAGGTCATGGCGCCGTGTTCTCCGTATTTGAATCTGAGAGGGCCGTAGACCGCCTGGGAACGACTCCGATTGCCGAGTTCTTGGGTGCCTATACGGCCACGGAGGTCATGTCAAACACCATCGGCCAACGAGACGACGGCCAAGGTTTCGTCCGCGCCATTAAAGGTGCGTGCGAAATGAGCCAAATTGCCCCAGAACAAATTAGAATCGTCAAGACTCACGGAACCGGGACCAAGTCCAACAACGCGGCTGAAAAAACAGCCTTGGATTCTGTCCTCAGTGAGTTTGTTGCGACATCGTACAAGCAGCGGATTGGCCATACGATGGGAGCGAGTGGACTTTTAGAGACCCTCTTGCTGTTCAAAGATTTAGAGAAGGGCATTGTGCCTGAGATTCTTAACAGAACAGAGAGAGATGATCGATACCTCTCGCATCCTGTTGAGCCTCCAAAGGGCACGGTGCTCAGTTTGAGTGCAGGCATGGGGAACGTCTTCAGCGCCGCACTGTTCAACTTGAGGACTTGACCATGCAGCTAGTCGACAGCAGACAGCAGATGCTCCCGGTGGGAGACGTACTACGGATCGCAGCAGAAAATACCGAGTCCCAGTACCCACCTGAGTTCTTGTACGCCACCTTCGTCAAGGAGGTGCAGATGCCCAACAGTAAGTTCTTGCGCTATGGCAACACGATCTACGTGATCCATGGTAGCGAGACAGAGCCTCGCAAAGGCATGTTTAGGGCTCTGAATGCAGACGTACCAGAGAACTTCATGCAATCTGGTTTCCTGTTTGCGGCTGATGCCTACAAGGCCGGCTTCGACACCGTGGTCACCCAGTTCAGCGATCAAAGCTTGATCAACATTTTCCGGGCCGTTTCCAAGAATCCACCTAACCCTGGCATGGGCTACAACGTCCAGATGCTCGACAATGGCGAATATCAAGTGGCCTTGCAGCTCGGACCCCGTCGTGGAGGAGCAGTGCAATGAGCGCAGTAGTAGATTTTGTCAAGGACGTTGTTGGCGGGGTCGTTGAAGCCGTCGGTGACGTTGTCGATACGGTTGTTGACGTCGTCAAGGACGTGGGCCGGGCTGTTGACAAGTACGTCATTCAGCCGATCCTAGATGATCCACTGACTGCAATCGCTACGGTAGCAGGCGCCACGTTCCTTGGCCCTGTGGTTGGTGCTAAACTAGGCAGTAGCCTTGGTGCAGCTGCAGGCTATGTGGGCACGGGTATTGGAGCTGCCGCCGGCAATACAGCCGCTGGCCTTGCTCAAGGCGAGTCATTTGATGAGGCTATCAAGGGTGGCCTCATGGCAGGTGTCACCGCTGGCGCAACCTCTGCGGGCTTCGACTACTTAACAGGCGGCGGCGCTTTTGCGCCTGACGCCGGAACTCCTTCAGTCTCTACACCTAGCCTTGATACAAGCCTCGATTACATGCCCAGCGAAGTGGGCGTCAACATCGATGCGTTTGGCAACCCGATTGACACGCTGGCAGGCACTAATCCTTATGCTCCTTCAACAGCTGTGGCAACCCCCAGCGCAGTTGCAAGCCCAAGCCTGACCGGCGTAGAGTTGCCTCCATTAGAGGCTACAGCTGCCCCTGGTGCCCCTGGTCTTCAAGCACCGACTGCTCCCGCAGCTCCTGCAGCGCCTTCTGCAACCGGCCCCGTTACAGCCCCTGAAATCTCTCCGCTGGCAAGCCTTGATGTGGCAACACCCGGCATTGACTACAGCTTGGCTGGTGCACCAAGACCTTCTCCATTTGGCATCAAGGCTCCGACCTTTGCACCTGATTCCAGCGCCTTTGGCCTTGAAGGTGCAGCAGACTTTAGTCTTGTGCCTCCAAACATTTCGGGTCCTGGTCTTCAGCCACCTTCATCTGCGAACTTGGCCAGCATGCGTGGTGGTCAGGGTGTCACGGTTGAAGTGCCTGGTATGCCTGAGTTCCGTTATGCAGACGGCACAGCAGATACCTGGATGGGCGACAGTGGCCGCATGTACGGTCAAGGCACGGAGTCCGGTACGCTTGGAGCCCGCGGCTTTACACCCACACCTGAGCCCATCATGTACGAGCCGGGCCCTGTGCGGGGCCTTGGTGACAAGCTGAGCAGCTTTGACTTCCAAGACATCACGATGAAGGATGTGGGGGCAGCTGGTAAGTCCCTTGCAGATTCTGCTTGGAACTTTGCCAAAGAGAACCCGCTGACCACACTGGGCGGCATCAGCCTGCTGGCCGGTGGTTTTGGTGGACCCCCTCAAATGCCACAGGGTGGTCCTCCACAGCGAGGCGCCACTCGCGATCCCAACTTCAATCGTCCCATGGACATCTACAACTACTTGCGTGATCGCCGCGAGATGGAAGACGACATCATGCGCTATGGCACAACCGGCGGTGAACACCGCTTCTTTGAGAACACTCGCTTCGTGCCCGTGCCGATTGCTGCTAAAACAGGCGGCTTGATGCAGCTGAAGCAGAAGTACCAAGATGGTGGCTTGGCTCAGCCCTTGCCTGGTCAGGCTGATCCGCTGCAAAACATGCCCATGCCTGGCGTGGATCCCATGATGTCGGCCATGATGGCAGGCCCTGCTATGACGGCACCTCAAGGTCAACCTGCTGGCATGCCTGCGCGTCCTCCAATGCAAGGCGGCTTGTCTCAAATGGCCGGTCAACCAGGTCCTCAGGGACAACCCCCTCAGCAAAGCCTGACACCTAGCCAAATGCCTCGCCTGAACCAGGATCCACAGACGGCCTACTACCAGTATGGACAGCCTCCAATGGACGGTGTGCCTCCTGGTATTGATCCACAGCAACTCATGATGATGTTGCAAGCGGCACAGGGCCAACAAGGCATGCCACAAGGCCGGCAACCTGTGATGATGAATCAAGGCGGCCCCTTGAACATGGTTCGCAGCATGAACATCGGGGGAGGTGCAGACGGTCGCTCTGACGACGTTGATGCACTCTTGTCTGATGGCGAATACGTGTTCGATGCCGAGACCGTGGCTCTCTTGGGCAACGGCTCCTCTGAAGCAGGGGCTGATCGCCTCGAGCAGATGAGGGCTGAGATTCGTAAGCACAAAGGACAAAACCTGGCCAGGGGCAAGATTAGCCCAGATGCCAAGAGTCCTCTGCAATACTTGAAAGGATAAGCAATGGGAATCCTTGACTTCCTGTTCCAGGGCAAGCCACCAGAATCCGTCACGACTTTTGGCGAGACGACAACTGACCTGCCCACCTGGTACAGTGACTACACACAAGGCTTGATTAGTCGAGCCAACGCAATTGCTGCCGAACCTTACCAGCCCTATACAGCTCCTCGTATTGCGCCCCTGGACATCGCTCAGCAAGAAGCTTACAACGCTGCGAGGGGTCTTGAGGGTCAGTACGCGCCGACGATTCAATCTGCAATAGGTGCTGCTACCCAAGGACAGAGGGGCAGCGCCTTACAGGCGGCTCAGCCGTTCTTCAATCAGGCTCAAACCTTCAACCCGATGCAGGCGGCTCAGCCTCTGTTGACGGAGGCCACAGGCCTTGTGCGTCAGCAGATTGGCGATACGTCTAGCTTGGCTCAGCCTTTCCTGAACCTAGCTGCCCAGCAAACACAGCAGGCAGGAGCCGGTACAGCAGGTCTTGCATCGCCTTACATGCAGCAAGCCTCGCAGCTCTCAGCGCAAGGGGCTCAAACCGGTATGGGTGGCATCGAAGCCTATATGAACCCATACCAAGAGCAGGTGGTCAACCGTTTGGGCCAGTTGGCGCAGCGTAACCTCCGCGAAAATATCATGCCTGAGATTCAGGACAGGGCGATTGCTGCAGGCCAGTTTGGCGGCAGCCGCCAAGGCGAAGCCATCGGCAGAGCCCTTCGTGACGTTCAAGAGTCTACACTGGCTGCCCAATCACAGGCTCTTCAGTCTGGCTACAGCCAAGCCGCTCAGCAGCAAGCCGCCGACCGCGCAAGACAGTTGCAGGCTGCTCAACAGCAGGCGGGCTTTGGTGCACAACAGGCACAATTGAGTGCGGCTGATATGCAGAGACTCTTGTCTGCTGCAGGACAGCAGGCGGCCCTTGGTCAATCAACTGCAGGCCTTGAGGCCGCTGACCTTGCAAGAATGGCGCAAGCAGGTTCTCAGATCGGGGCCCTTGGTCAATTGCAAGGCTCCCTGGCAGGTCAAACAGGTGCCCAAGCCATTCAGATCGGCCAGCAAACGGGTGCCCTGGCTGGCCAAGACCTTACCCGTCAACTGCAGGCTGCTCAGCAGCTCGGCACACTGGGTCAGTTGCAACAGTCCATGGGCCTTCAAAATATCGGAGCCCTGGAAGCCGCCGGCGCCATGCAGCAACAGCAAAACCAGCGCAGCCTCGACCAGGCCTATGCCGATTTCTTGGCTCAACGCGAGTACGATCGTCAGAACATCGCCTTCCTCAACGCAGCCATCCGTGGCCTCGAGATTCCAACATCGACATCGACCCAATCGACAGGACCCGCCAGCGTCTATCAGCCTTCTCCATTGTCGCAACTGGCCCAAGCCGGTGCAACTGCCTTGGGCATGAAGAAGCTGTTCACTTAACACAAGGACAAAGTTATGGCTCTCGAAGACATGCTCGACGACCAAGAAGACGAAGCGGGTGTGGCCAACACCACAGGCTTCAGCAGCCGGTCACAGCCCAACCAGTACAACGATCAGTTGTCTGATCTGCTGAGTAAGTACCTTGAGCAGACAGACAAGCAAGCTACTGAAAAGCAAGCCCTGCTTGACAAGGCCCGTGAACGCCTTATGGCCCGTTCATCGGGGCCTGCAGACGCCGAGATGTTCTTCCGTTTGGCCGCTGCCTTTGGTAAGCCCACGCGTACTGGATCCTTTGCAGAAACTTTGGGTGGCGTCGGTGAAGTGACCTCTGACATCCTCAGCCAACGCCGTAAGGCCAAGGACGAGCTCGAAGACCTTGAGATGAAATACCAGATGGCTGGCATGGACACGAAGAGCGACGCCATGAAGGCGAAGCTCACGGCCCTGTCAACGATGGCTAGGTCTCAGCCCAAGGAGCGCTTGACAGAGATCGAGCGCCTGCAGCAGATCATCGATGACCCCAAAGCTTCGCCTACGGCTAAGTCTAATGCTCAGAGCCGCATTCGCAAACTGACCTACATCGCGCCTCCTAAGGGTGAAGGTACAGGTGCTGCTCCTAAAGCCTTGTCACCTGCCGGCAAGCAGGCTCAGGACGAAGGCTTGTCACCAGGTAC